CTGAGGCGTGGGAAAAGACCAAGGACAAGGGCGTACTGGACGGCACCCGGCCTCGCGATAATATGACCCGGCAGGAGCTGGCCGTCGTGCTGGATCGGTTGAATCTGATTTGATGGAGGTACATATCATGGACATTTCTTCTTTGGGTATTACCGGAGTAGCGTCATCACCTGTGATCTGCTTTCTGGTCGGCCAGGTGGTCAAGGCCACTGGACTGGACAATAAGTGGATTCCCATCATCTGCGGTGCGTTTGGCGCGGTGCTTGGCATCCTCGGCATGTTCATTATGCCGGAGTTCCCGGCTTCGGACTATTTGACCGCCGCCGCTGTCGGCATTGTGAGCGGACTTGCGGCCACTGGTATCAATCAGGTTTATAAGCAGTTGACTAAGGAGGGCTGATGCCCATGGAGTGGGTAGGCCCACTGATTTCCGGCGCGGCTGTGGTCTTGGTGGCGATTATCGAGGCGGTCGCCGCGCGGGAGCGGAAACGCATCAAAGCGGACAATCAGAAGAGCGATGCCCTTATGAATGGGGTACAGGCTCTGCTAAGACGCGAAATCATTGCCGAGTACAACCATTATACTGAGCAAGGACATATCCCGATCTATGGTATAGAAAACGTGCTGGATATGTATAACGCATATAAGGCATTGGGCGGAAATGGCATGGCGACGAAGCTGGTAGAGGCCTTGAAGCAACTGCCCACAGAACCGCCGGAGGGCGAAAGGACGTGACTGAATGAGCGCAAGAGTGAAGTTGCCAGAACCATTGGATGAGCTTCTTGCGCTCTCAGCTGGAAGCGGCTATCCACGAAGCGGCCCTACACCGCGACGATGAATTGATCGCCAAGCGGCGCATCATTGATAAGTGGGGACAGATTGATGTTGCGGCGGAGCTGGGTTGGGATCGAAGCACAGTTAGCGACCACGAGAAATACATATTCCAAAGGGTTGAGGCTGTAGCAAAGCAGCTCTATACGAAAAAGGGAGCCGGGGATTAATCCCAGCTCCCTTATTTTTATGTATGCTTTTTTACTGATCGACATACGCATGTGCTGTTATCTCCATGGTCATCGTCATACCATAGAATGTTGTAGATCGGGCCCGTCAAGAATCCGTACAGCCTGATCGTCCCTCCAAGTCTGAGTGAGTGAATAGACTCCGCTTCGATACATAGCTCTGAAAATCTATCTCTGGCTGGCTTATTGAGCGATGCAACGTCGATCGCATGGTTCTGTTTTTTTGCTGAAATAAAAATGTCGCTCCAAGTCATGCGCTCGAAGTCTTGCAATTTTGGGAAAATCGTAGTCCAGAACTCATGAGAGAGACGTGGCTCATGAAAAGACCATCTAATATTTTGCTCCATATCGCAAGATGCCAGCCGCCAAGATGGATGCTCCTTCATAATGCTGTCCGGGTCTCCGCCCAGCTTGATGCCGGGTAACGGCACCCCGCTTGTCTGACTTCCGATTTCGGAGTGCCACCACATTTAACGCGCTTAGAGCCCGCCATAATACATTGCCATACTTTCCTTTGTGATAGGAGTGTTACACAGGGCTCCAGCGGGGAATCCACGTCTGGCATCTTGCCATGGGCCTTCCATGTGTGTGAGCTGGCTGAGCCACTGGGCATTTTTCTCTCCATAGTATTCCAGAACTTTATTAATGGTGTCCTTTTGCCCACCGCTCAGATTTTCACTGTTGCCCTTCATCTCATCGGCAGAGACCGAAAACTTCCCTTGGCTGTGATAGAAAAGGGCAGGGCACACAGGCCCGTTGGCCCACGCTTCAAGCGCGTTAAATGTGGTGGCACTCCGAAATCGGAAGTCAGACAAGGCGGGGTGCCGTTACCCGGCATCAAGCTGGGCGGAGACCCGGACAGCATTATGAAGGAGCATCCACCTTGGCTGTGATAGAAAAGGGCAGGGCACACAGGCCCGTTGGCCCACGCTTCAAAGTCCTCATCAAAGAGGGGCGCATCATCCCAAACTAAAGACCACGCTTGTGTGTAGTAGCATAACTTTTGCAATTTCATGGTAGACATCTTTCCGCGCTGCTCTAAAAATATATTTTGCTGTGTCAAATACAGTACCCATATCGGTGCGCCTCCTTTCTGACACTATTATATTCTCATGTATCAAAAAGTAAACACGTAAAAATGCCGAAAATCGCAAAACTACCATCAATCCACATAATCCCCCCACAACCCCCGCATGGACACCCCCCATGCGGGGTTAGCCGCAAATGGGGTAACAGGATTGTAGGCCCCATACGCTGGATAGGTATAGTTAGGAAACGCCATATTGATGCGCCTCCTTCCCTGCCTCTATGGCGGTCACGTAATCCTCCAGCCCCTCGTCATCTCCCTGTGCCATGTACCACATCGCGGTTTCGGCGGCACAATCACGGGACATTCCAGCAGCTACCATCCTCTCAATCAAAGTCATATCAAACGGCCTCCAGAGAGGAAGCGCTGGGGGTTCCGGTAGATTTTATGGGTGCTCCCATGTTCTTCCCTGACCTTGCCCATAATGTGGTCTACATGAAACGATTCAACACCAACACCGGCGCGGCGGATGTGTTTGAGGCCGCCTGCGGGTTTTGCCCTGCCATCTGTTGGAGGAGCTGCATGGGATTCCTTCCCGACTGCATCATCTGCATCATAGCCATCATGGGGTTATTCATCGGCAATAGCGCACTCTTTATCAGTTTTCGGGTCTTGATAAAAACCGCTCTTTGGAAACATCCGGGGAGCGTACGGCCCCGATGTAATAACTGACAAAGGAGTATATACAATGGATAACGATTTTGCGACTGGCTATGCTCTTGGCTCCGACTCCAACGGCGGCAACTGTAACAATGGCGGCTTTTGGGGTGGCGATGGCTGGTGGGCTATCATCATCTTCGCCATGATTTTTGGCTGGGGCCGCGGCGGCTTCGGTGGTTTCGGCGGTGGCGGTGCCAGCACCGATCCCGGCCTCCAGGGCCTAGCCACCCGTGCCGATGTGAACGAGGCCATTGCGTTCAATGGCGTTGAGCGCGGTATCTCCGCTATCCAGCAGGGCATTTGCGACAGCACCTTTGCTCTGAACAACACCATGACCAACGGCTTCCACGGCGTGGATACGGCCATCTGCAATCTGGGGTATCAGACCCAGACCGGCTTCAACTCTCTGGGGGCCCAGCTGGCTCAGTGCTGCTGCTGTACACACAGGCCGCAATTCAGGGTGTACGGTATGATATGGCGACCCAGGCTTGCGACACCCGCAACACCATCCAGAATACCACCCGCGACATCCTGGACAACAACAACGCCAACACCCGGGCCATTCTGGACTTCCTGACTCAGGACAAGATTTCTAGCCTACAGTCTGAGAATCAGGCGCTCAAGTTCCAGGCTTCTCAGGCCAACCAGAACAGTTATCTGACCGCCACTCTGGACGCTCAGACCTCTGAACTGATTCGGCGCATCAATCCCATGCCCGTGCCCGCTTACCAGGTGCCCGCCCCCTATCCCTATTGCGGGACCTACAACAACGGCTGCGGTTGTGGCTGCTAAACTTACGAGGTTTCCTCGTAAGTTGACCTTCCGGCTTTGCCGTGACTATTTCGGGGCGGCGGGCTAAATGTCTGCCGCCCCTGATTCTTGGAGGTATTTTATGTCTTGTAAGCCTGTTTGCCGCCTGTGCGACAACCTGGTGCTAAGCCAGGCGGTCACCTTTACCGGCGGCAACCTTGAAATCAATCTGCCTGCCGGTGCCTACAACAACGGCGGGAAGTATTGTATTGTGGTAGCCCAGTCCATCCCGGCCACAACTACCATCAATGCACCTGCGTACATTACTATTGGTACGGGGACAGAGCTATATCCCCTTACCAAGCGTAACTGCGCTCAGGTGACTGCCTGCGGCATCCGCACTCGCACCCGCTACTCCGTCTGTGTGGTGACTACCCCCACCGGCGGCTCGTTCCGCATGTTGGGGCAGCCCTGCTGCTCTCCCAGTAACAATCTTGCCAGTATTGACGGCGGTGCTGCACCGCCCCTACGGCGTAAGAGGGGTCAAAATGAAACGATCTACTCGGATGATGCTTATGTCCAGTGGCAACAATCGCCGCTACAACGACGGACGGAGCTACGACAACACGACTGTCGATGATAAGTTTCGTGACCGCCGTGGCCGGGAGCATTACGACAATGGCCGCTATGCGCCGCGCTCTGAGATGATGGAGCCGGAGGATCGGGGCTATCGTCGCTACTCTGATGGGCGCTTTGCCCCACGCAACGATGGTGGCATGTGGGTAGATAGCCGCTACTGGGATGACCGGATGTACGGCCCTCAGTCTCACTACGGCTACCCCTACGTCCCACCGGTCTATCGGGAGGATGGGAGCGCATACACAGAGCGACGGGAGATGAATCGGCCAATGAACAAAATCGGATTTCGCTATCTCTGGAGAAGGAGAAATGAGAACTCCGAGAGAGTTTGACCATGACTACCTCATGGACGAGGATGGCGTACAGAAAAGGTGGAGAACGCATGACAGGTTATGGGGCTGCTTCCGGCTATATCCCTTTCACGAAGGAGATGGCCGATGAATGGTCTAAGCATATGGATAACGAAGACGGCACGTAGGGGTAGCCGTAGTGAGACTGAGGGCCGTACATCCGGTCATCCCAGTAGCGGCTCTCTACCCACATGCCGCCATCGTTGCGTGGGGCAAAGCGCCCATCAGAGTAATCTTGCCAGTATTGACGGCGGTGCTGCACCCGCCCCTACGGCGTAAGGAGGGCCTGAAATGAAACGATCTACTCGAATGATGCTCATGTCCGGGGGGC